CTTGTGCTATTGCTTTATAATACTTTCTACTTAGTGCCATCTTGACCCCTTTCATTAGTTAAGTTAATATGTTTACGTAATTGGCTTTGATTACTTCTTAATATTCTTATTTTCGCTTTAGCTTCCAATATATCCGATTGATTTTGCTCAATATCAACCTTATAACCGATAAAAAAATAACCGACATTTTCAAAGACTTTATTTATAATACTTTTTAGTCTATTAAATATCTTATATGATTTTATTATTCTACTTGGTTTTATTATATTGTTTAACATTGTTTTAACTCCTTGATTATTATTTATAATTGACATTCCAATATTATATCTTTTATTAATCTCATTCATTATATTTGACCTTTCACAATTTTATTTATATGGTTTAATTTTTCTAAGATTGTTTCAGTATTGCCACTAATACCAAAATAATTCTTAACATCTTTTAAGCGCCAGTGTCTTGATGGTTTTATTCCCTTACTAAACAATTTAACTTGACCAACACAGACCGCCAAATTCCAAAGTCCCATTGTAGTCCCTCCGAAATTTTTTGACGTGTTCAAGTCTTTTAAGAATTGACAATCTTTATTAATATCAACTATTTTTATCTCTTTTTTATTTTGCATTGCTTCCCCTTTTTTTTATTGTATTAATTAATATACTTTGTAAGGCTTTTGCATTATCGCCGAAAATCATAGGACTAATATATATAGTACCACTTTTTTTAGCTTCTGCAATTTTCTTTAACTCTTCTTTTTTATTGTATCTCATTATATACCCCCATATAATTCAGTATTTCGTATTATTTTATCAACTGCTTCCTCACCATATTTTTTATTAATATGATTTAATATTAATCCAATCATATTGTGGCCGTACGTTGTACCTTGAAGATTAAATATTTCCGCTTCTGCCGTTTCAGGTGTCATATTTTTAAAATCAAATTTATTCCACATTTTTTTATACCTCGTTTTTTATTTTCGTTAACTATCATAATATACACATTATACAAGACATATTTTATATATTTATTATTTTTATTACTTTGATTATTCAACCAATATTTTTTATATTTCAATTGTTCAAGCAGTTAAATAAATAAGAAAATGAGAGGAAAAAAAGAAAATGAAAAAAGAAAATATTAAATTAAATATGGAAAGAAAAGAGGAACTAATAAAAGTAGTTAACAAGTATTTATCCCATTGGAAATGGCAAGAAAACTGGCACAAGCACATCACGTGTTTGGACTATGTAGAAAAGTTTGGAATTGATGCAGTAAAAGGATTTATTCAATTCTGTAAAGACCACGAAATGACCGACAAAATCACACCAACAATTGCCCACGATATTAACGGAACGTATGACAAATATTTCTCACCAAGAACAACAAGCTACGCAAAATATAACACAGAAAAAGGAGCGTAATTATGACTAAGTGGTACCCACTAACAACCGCATATTGTATGGACTGCGAAGAATTTGCAGATAAAAACGGAGTTCATATCTGTAAAACATACGAACCAAAGAAAAAGAAAAACAATAAAAAGAAAGGGAATAAATAATGGAACCAATTAAGGTAAAAGTAGACCAATCAAAGAGCAGAAATAGATACGATATGAAGGATTTAATTATTGATGCGTGTATGGATTTAGAACAGAGAATAAAAGACGAAGAAATCGATATTTTAGTTGATGATATTGACGATACAATCCACGAAATAGCAGATAATGCAGTACCAATCTATTATTATGATATTGGCCAATTTGCCGCACATAATAGTTGTTTAATGACCATTAAATCCGAAATAAACCCAGAAGGTAACGCCCACGACCAAATCCAAGCGAATATATACGAAGACATTTGCAACGGATTACACGAACATATAGCAGAAATGGAGAATAAATAATGAATAATAAAAAATATACGGATTTTTTAGAGAATTTAATTTGTGACTTATTTGATGAGATAAGAGATATTTCAAACTCATATAAAATTGAATTTGATGGAGATACAAATTTTAATTATTACTTAAAAGAGTATCAAGCTAAATACAGAGAATACCATAACGAAAGATTAACAAAAACTAAAGTAAAATAAGGAAAATAAATAATGACAATCGAAACAACAAAAAACGGATATATAAAAATTAGCGATATTATTGATAATCAGTTAATTACAAGGTTATATGCCTATTACACAAAAAACGAGGCAAAAAGGCTATTTTTGAGCGAAATAAACACAAAAGGAGAAAGATAATGAATAAGCACGATATAGATAAATTAGTAAGATGGTCAATCGATAGCGATTTAAAGAGATTTGCAGAAGATGCATATGGAGTAACAGGAACCGATTTTGATGTTGCATCTAATGGAGAATATTTAAGAGATAAATTTAGACAGATGCAAACCAATTTTATAATGTGGATAAGCGGATTAGATAACAAGAACAGAATAAGATTAGCAAGAAAAATCACATTTGGTAAAACAGAAGAAGTTGATGAACATTACGAAGATATTTATACAATAAAAGCAGTTAAACTAAAAGGAGAATAAAATGGGAATGGATGTACACGGATTAAATCCGAAAATGAACAAAGGTAAAGAGAAATATAAAACATACTTCAAATGGGATAATATTGATTGGAGAGAAAGGAGCGGAGCAAAGAAAGAGGAATGGGAAAAGGAACAAGATAAGTTTTATTCAGAAATGACAAGCTATCAAGATGACAATAAAGGCACGTATTTCCGCAATAGTTGTTGGTGGTGGAGACCACTATGGGATTATTGTAGACACGTTGCTCCTGAGCTTATTTCAGACCAATTATGGGAAAGTGGACATCACAATGATGGTAGTGGATTAAACGCAGAAAAAGCAAAAATGCTTGGTGAAATATTGATGGAAAATATTGCAGATGGTTCAACAATGTCATATGAAAAAACTTACAATGATTTAGCTAAAAATGATGAACATTCATATCCATTTGATGTTAATAATGTTGAGAACTTTGCCCTATTCTGTATTGAAAGCGGTGGATTTGAGATATGTTAATGGAGGATTATTACACGGAAGATGAGATTGCCCATATGTGTTGGTACTATGGGCAGTACTCAGACAATTTAACATACAATCAAAGAGCAATCCTGGTTGAGAAATACGAAAATATGATTGATGATAAGATTAAACAAATAGAAAAGAAAAGGAGTTAAGATGGATAATAATTTAAACAAACTTAAAATAATAGTAGCACGAGAACAAAGTTATTATGATAAGGATATTTCGTACTCTTATTATGAAGCCTATAAATTTGTTTTAAATGAAATAGATAAATTATTAAAGGAGAAAAAATAAAATGAAAGATAAAAAAAATGATTTCTACAAAAATCACAAAAAAATAGAGATACCAATATGTTTTTATATTGATGATGATGGAAATAAAGTATATGATTTAGAGGCAATGTCAGAAGAATTCGAAAACGAATTAAGCAAATTAACTAATGTAACGATAATGTGTTCAATATCAGATGATATTGTTTGGGAAAAATAAAGGAGTTGAAATGAACAAAGCAAGTAAAAAAGATGTTATAGAGGCAATGGAGTATTTTTTTGTTGAAGGTTTTATTGATGAACTAACAACAGATAAAAAGCATTACACAAAAATATTATTAAACAATGCCGCAAATCAATATGGTATTAAATTAGAATGGGAGGGAGAATGATAATATTAACAGAGCAAATGAAAAAAGACATAACAAAACTGAAAGGAAATAAAATGGATTTAAGTGAATGGGAAGAAGTACCTATGGAAGATTTATGGGAAGATGGAGAGTTGGATTCAGAACAAGTTAAAGAAAAATTTTATCACGAAGTGGTAAGGCAAGGTGTTTGGAAACTAATAAGGAGAAAAGATGCATAAAATGAGCAAAGAATCCGCAAGTACATTAGCGAGCTTACAAAACCGATTAAAGAAATCAAAAAAAATAAACAAGATATATGAGAAATTTCTTGATAAATTATTACTTAATTGTGAAAAACTATGTGAACAATTAGACAAAGAGGAGGGTAAATAATGCCAAATAGAAAAGCGAAAGAAAGAAAGATGGAACGTAAACGTAGGAACCTTGAAATAAAAAGATGGAAACGACAACAGAAAAAACTAAGAAAGGATAAAGAATGAGCAGAATGTCAAGTATGGCAGAAACCTTCTTAGAAGAATGTGGATATGATTTAGGATATAGTATCCATACTCTTCCTAAGCTAAAGGATATGCAAATGGTAGCAAAAACAAATATGCCAGTGTGGGCCTATTTAGGATTAACAGAAAAAGAATATTATGGAGGTAGATAATGATATTGCTTTTAATTTTAGTTGTAGCATTAGTTTTTGTTGATGTTGTTATAAACTATAAAATAAACAAGGAGGAATGATGGAAGAAATAATAAGAATGCTAAAAGCAATGAATGATGATGAGATGGATAGCGTTTTTGCGCGTGAAATTGCCCTTTTATGCGATGAAAATGATAAATTAAGGGAAGAGTTAAGGAAAGTAAAAATAAGAGCAAAAAACAATAAGAATAAAAAAGTAAAAAATAACTAACAACATGTGTGTATATTTGATTATATTAATTAGAGAGTATATACATAAAATAGAGAGGATAGAAATATGGAAGATAACACGTCTTATTTAGTCAAAGGAATCGATAAAGATTTATGGGTTAAATTTAAGATTAAATGCATAAAAGGTGAGCATAAGAATATAGCAGAATGCTTTAGATGGTTTATTAAAGAGTATTCAAGAGGAAATATTTAATGCTTGGAGTAAAAAGTCCCACCGACATCGAAGGAATATACAATTCGTATCTTGATGAATTACAAGAGAAAAACAGAAAAGAGAGGTATGAGGGTAACGAGTCCTGGTATCATGCCTCTGGAGCAGGTTCTTGTTCAAGAAAATTGTATTTTGAATCAGTCATGAAAATAAAACCTACGGGTGTTTTTGATGAAAGAACAAAAAGGTTATTACAACTTGGAAATTTGATTCACGATGATGTTCAGAAGTCTCTTACGCACACACGCGCACTTCATAGAGATAATAATAGAGATATATCTATAGATAATACACAACTTAAAAAAGAAATTAATAATAAAGAAAAAGATATTGAATTTTTAGTTGAAGGTGAAGTGAGGATTGATGAATTAAATGTCAGAGGTTTTTATGATATAGTTGCAAAACACACAGATGATGGTAAACGTGTTTTTTTGTATGATATAAAAACTTGTGGGGCCTGGTCTTGGAAATTAAAGTTCGGTAGGAAAAAGAATTTAAATCCAAGTATCCACTATGAACTACAATTAGGCACATATGGTTATGCGCTTAAACAACAATTCGGACAATTAGATGGTATGTTTCTTTATTACTACAATAAAGATGATTCTAAGATGAGATGTGTAGAGGTACCACTCACTTATATATCAAGAGC